GCCGGAGTTAGGGGTAAGCTCCCACCAGTTGTTACGGCTCTTTTATACAGCTATCGACCCGATGGCGGTCAACGGGGATAATGATGATAGTTTATCCCTGCTGCCTGTGCGGCCATCACGCTTGAATCGTTTACAGTGGGCACCATAGGCAGCGCCTTGGGTGTGTAGGCGGTCTGCTGTGGTGTTTGATACCGGGCATCCCCGTTCGGCAGGGATGCTTTCGGCTTGAATTTTGCAGTGTCCGGGAATTTCGTATTATGCCGCCAGTCTTTCAACAGCGTTTCCTCACGCTCTAACAGGGTGCCAATGTAAACCAACTGCGCGGGCAGTTCCTTTTGTGGCGCAATGCCCATGTCAAGCCCGGTGTTCAGCCGGGAAAAATGAAACTCATCCATGATGAATTGTAAGCGATCAAACAATGCCTCACAGTCGGCCACGGCCTGCGCCTGCAATTCCTTGCGGCGGTGCAAAAGCTCATGGTCGAGTTTACCGCCGCTGTACGGATAGATGCCGTTCGCGGCGATGATGTGTTCCATCATCGTATTCAGCAGATTCACGGTAGGATAAGCGAGAATGGGTCGCCATTTCTTGGGAATATACTTTTCCTGCATAACAAAGCCGGACAGGGCGCAGCGCAGTTCCACGGCGTTCTTGTAGAACTCCATTTCAGAAATGCTACGAAATCGGGATAATACGTTACTCATGGTTCACCTGATGCCGCGCCCACAAGGGGCGCGGGGATATTAGTAGGAGATTTACGAGATTCGGAAGCAGACGGGCGCGGACAGCCACGTGCTGGAGGCGTTGTTGGAGTACGCATAGCCGGCGTAGTTCACATAGCAGAAGGCGGAGGAGTTGCCGGAGGAAGGGGTAAGCTCCCACCAGTAGTTACGGCCACCACCATCACCGAGACCCTTGATACGGTTCATGTTGTGGGCAAAGATGGGGTACTGGACAAACCCGCCGTTGGGGCATCCGTTGCCGCCCCAAACAGGAGCGCCGCAGACCTCCATCTCGGTAGGCACCCACAGATTGCCGAGGTTTGTCCACGACCAGCTATTGTCGCTGTTCAGCAGACCGCTGGCCGAGTAGCGCTCACCCAGCAAGGCGCGTTTGTTGGCAATAACAGCCTTGAGTTCGGCGGGCAGGAAGTAGTACACGCCGCCCTGACTGTAATCCACCTGTTTAACGGCGGGGTCTTTGCCCGTGCCGTTGGGCACCTGCATCTTGAGAGAGTTCAGGAACGCATACAGATGGGAACACAGCCACGGGTGCTTGTCGCCCTTGCCGGTCACGGTGATGTTGTTCGTGCCAGCGGCGGGAGCATCATCGAATGTGACGGTAAAGGTGGATGCGTCGTAGGTATAGCCGGTGACCTGATCGCTGCCCACAATGATGTTGTCGATGCTGTCCATCTGTTTCGTCAGCACAAACTCGGTCTTGCTACCATCGCCAGACAGCTTTTCCACGGGAATCAGGCCGTTGTTGAAGTTGGCGAGATTGTACTGGATATAGGTGGGCCACAGATCTTTGGAAACAAAGTCGATGTGATGGCCGACCTGCTGATCGCCGTACTTGTAGAAGGTGTCGATGCCCGCCACGACAGCCACGATGCGGGTTTTGGCGCTGTTCGTGCAGTTGAACGGGATGTAGTCGCCCACATGGATGCCGTAGAAGTTCCCAGCCTTGGTGCGGGCCTGAATCCACTTCCACACACTGGTGTAGCCCTTGATTTCCTCCGCGAACTTCAGGCTCAAATCCATGCCGGGATAGCCGTTGTCGGTGTTCATGCCGAGGAAAAAGCCCTGATCGCCGGTTGCGGGGTCAAGGATGTTGTCGATAAAAACTTTGTTTGCCATAGGTGTTGCACCTCCGCTTAGTAGTTGAATTTCACAGTCGTTTTATCGAACGTGAACGACTTTGCCATCTGGGCAGTTTTGGTCTTGCCGTCCTGCAGGTCGGCTTTGGTCGCCGGGTCAATCCCGGAATCGGACAGGAAGCCGTCAGCCGTCAGCGCGGCGAGGTTTCCCGCTTTGCCGGGCTTGGCCTTGACGGCCACATCGGCCCCGGCCTTGCCGCTGTCCGCGAGGTTGCCGTTGGCATCTAGAGCCGCAAGGTTGCCCGCTTTGCTGGGCTTTTTCTTGTCGGCCTTGCCGCTCAGGTCGATGTTCCCGGCCAGCTTTTTTGCATAGCGTTTAGCGTCCTCACTGAAAATGAGGGCGATGCGCACTACATCAGAAAGTTGCATGATGCCGCCTCCTTACTGGCCGATGAACTGGCCCGTTTCACCGGCGATGTAGATTTTGTGCTTGGCATCCTCGGCCAGCACATAGATCAGGCTGAACGGGGCGAAAACCTCGCTCTCGCTTATGCCGATAATGCCCTCGCCGGTGGTGGGCAGGGTTTCGGGTTCCGTGTCGGCAATAATCATCGCCTCGACCAACTGCTTGCCGGTCTTAGGGTCAGTGCCTACGGGTTTGGTGTTGACACAACGCATAAAATTGTCCTCCTATGATTTATTTCGACTTTGCAATGTTGAATTGCACAGTACCGTTGGAAAACTGCATCTCCACGCCACTGACGTAAGCGGGGGAGCTGTGCATCGGGCACCTGCCCGGTCTTGCTGTCCAGCCCCGTCACGCCAGCAACACCTCACCGTTTGAGAGTCTCATTGATTTTCCTCCTCGTACAGCGGATTTTGAATCTGCTCATTCGTTGCGTTGCCGTCCTGCACCGTTTCAGCGTCCACCGCATCATAATACGCCTGCGCCAGTGCTTCCACTTCGGCAATGTCATCTTCGGTCAGCAGGCCGTTGTCAAGGTGCGTGTACGCCTTATCGAGCCAAAACGCAACATCGCGTCCTGCTGCAATCTCTCGCTTGATGCTGCGCAGCGTTAAATCGTGCCGCGCTTTACTTTTAATCGCCATGGTAACTACTCCTTTCATGTTTGAGACGCAACCGCATCTTCCAAATCGGTGATTCGTTTAATTGGGTCTGCGCGCCCAGTAACAGTCGCGCTGTCGGCATCGGTCAGCACGGTATTCACTCCCGCAAGGGCGGGCAACGGCTGTGCGCCTGTCGCGGTGAAGGGGATGGGCTCTGCCAGCTTGTAAGCAATTTGTACTGGCGTGCCAGCGTCGTTCTGGGCGGCAAGGTAGGCTTTCAACGAAGCAACTTCATGTCCCGCTGATATATCGGGTAGCGAGCTAGTCATCATACTGAACATAAAATAGCGCGACGATCCGACTGTCGCAAAGCCAATTCCAGCATTCCGCCCACCCCACACATCTTGGTTCGGAGTCTCTAAATGGCTACAAATGCCTTTTGAGTTTATAGCATCATAATCATTGATGTCGTATGTATAAAATCCTGTAATAGCAGGGTTGTGAGCGTTGATTCCCCATGAGTTCCATGATTCTGTGCCATTCAGAATTACGAGTTTCTGAGTCTCCTGCCCCTCACTGCTCACCGCGTCCACCTCACCGCCATACACGGTTTCAGGCAGGGTCAGGGTGTTGGTCTGCCCGTTGTATGGTGCGTAGGTGGAGGGAGTAGTGGTGCCTTCAACAACTTCAATTTGGAATTTGAAGTTGTTGAATACTGTGCCTTTTCGCCAGCATTGCAGCATAAAAACAAGCTCGGTTTCTACCAGCGCAGCATCGCTTGCAATATACACATCAAGGTTTGTGCTGTTTGTATCACCACGGAAGTAATGATTATAATCCGTAGAGAACAGCGCATAGGCAAAAGTAATGCCGTCACCGCTTCCAAGAGAGGCACTGCCGCCCACCTTTTTGATATACATGGTGTAGGTTTTTCCCGCGGCCCAATGCAGCCGACACGTTCCAATCGTGATATTGCCTTTTCCAGCAAGTGTTCCGTTTAACGTGATATTTTTTTCTGCGTCTACTGCTATTTTAATGTCTGAAGAGGAATCTTCTGTGCTTAAAAGCTCAATGACATTCTCCCCACACCGATCCACCGTCACGCTGTCACGGCCCTTGATGGGGCGAATGTTTTCGGGGCTTGGCGTTCCCGTGCCCTCTTGCGCTGGTTCCCACATCGCTTTCACGCTCAGCGCATATCCCGCCACAGGGTAGCACACAACAGGGTTGCCGCTCTCTTCCAGAGGCGGGCAGAGCATATCAATGATGTGCTTACTGCTCCACGGCTTGTCCCCGATGCTGCTGTCATCGGGAGTTATGTTCTTCACGCTCTCGGCCAGCGTGTCCGCGCTCTGCTTGACGTTTGCCTCGGATTTCGCCGCAGCCTCGGCGCTCTTAGCCGCCACATCCCGGGCAGCCTCCGCGCCCTTCTGGGCGGTCTTGGCATCGTCCCGGACCTTCTCGGCAGCCGCCTGGGCATCCTGCGCACTCTTGGCCGCCGTTTGCGCAGTCCCTTGCGCCTTTACGGCCTCCGCCTTGGCCGCCGCCGTAGCAGTCTGGGCGTCCTGGGCAGCCTTGGCCGCGGTCTCGGCAGCTGCCTTGCTTGCCGCTGCGTCGCTGGCGCTCTGGCCTGCATCATTGGCGGCAGCCGTGGCCGTGGCCGCTGCCTTCTGTGCCGCCGTGGCATTCTCTCCGGCGAAGTAGGCCGCATTGTTGGCCGCTGCCTTGGAATTCTCCGCCGCCAGGGCAGCCCGCGCGGCCTCCGCCGCCAGCGTATCCGCTGCGCTCTTACTGGCCGCCGCGGCAGCAGCCGCATTTTCCGCCGCTTCTTGGGCAGCCTGCGCGGCCTTTGCATACGGCCCGGCCTTGGCAGCATCCGCCGCAGCATTACTTGCACTCGCCGCCGCTGCATTCTCACTGGCCTTCGCAGCCCTTGCCGCAGCCTGCGCATCTTCGCTGGCCGTCTCTGCGTCCTCTGCACGCGCGTTGGCTCTTTCAGCGGCCTCAAACGCACCGTCCCGGTATTCCTTGGTCTCGGTCACGAACTGGTTCCAGCGGTCATCTGTCGGCACAGGGTCGCTGTCCGTGGTCTCGCTGTGGTTCGTGACCTTGTAGTTCAGGTTTGTGGAAATACGCCGCTGGCCGTTTATGCTGCCCTCAAACGCAAGGCATCCGGAAAAGTGTTTTCCTTTGTGGCTTCCCACGGCACATCTGCATAGCCGTCCTTCCCCACGACCCTCTTTGCCACAACCTTGCCATTTACATTGAAAAACGCCGTAATGGTCAAATCCTGCCATGCCGCGTCCAGTGTAAGGTGCAGCTTTTCAATACCGTAGCTGCCCCATGTGCCCAAATCCAGCATGCCGCCGGTGGAAGTGGCTTTGTACCCGGCGAGGCTGATTTCATGAATAATTATATTCTCTGCCATGCTTTAGTCCTCATCTCATACGGTAACAATAAACTCCGGCGCCTAATGTATAAACAACACCTGGATCATGATTCGTTTTGTGGAAAATGTCATATAGGTAGGTTAGTGGTGTTATCTGTGCCGTGCCGTTTCCGGCATAGGCTTCAATATTCAGCATATTGGCATTGCAGACATTTTTAACTGCATTGACATTTCCACCGCCGCTATAATGCGCCAGAAAGCCGGGCTCCGGTATGCCTTGTGCAACCACTGTTGCCGCGTACTCCGGAATAGGGTTTCCATAGCCGCCCTGATACTGTATGACCAGATATAGATATTTGTCTTTTGTCCATGTTGCCGCTTTTACGCGGCCTTTGCCGTTGTGGTATCCTGCGGGGACTGTGTAAGAACTTCCCGGGTTTATGGTTGTGTCCACTGCGCCCCGGTTCGGCATTTTCCCTTCCTTGATGGTTTTACCGCCTGCGTAGTATTTCTTTCCGGTCAGCACATCTGTATCTGCGGCGGTGGCAAGTGCCAGCTTGGAGGTGCTGAGGCCACCGCCGCCGTTAAAATTTAGCTGCGTACCATCGTAGAAAAATAGCACCCATCTGCCCTTGACGATGGTGTCTCCGTCCACTGTGTCTGCGCCACAGTAGGCCGGAACCGCTACGCCGTTGACCGTGAAGCTGTCGCCTGCCGCCCAGGATGCGGGAATCTTGCACCGGCCTACCGCGCCACTGCCGACCAGCTCAAATACACCGTTCCTCTTTTCGCAGGTGTAGGGCTGCACGGTCACCTCGCCGCCGCCCGCGCCTGTGGGGTCCAGTTCGGTGAATCCCGCCGCCACGCGGCGCTCCAGGTCGTTCATCGTGTCCGCATCGAAGGCATCGCCATCTTCCATGATGATGCCCTCGGAGCGGGAGACGTCGTACTCGCCATCGTTGCCAGTCGGGGTCAGCTTGCGCCGAGTTGGATGTTCGCTCTGGCGATTGACCCATACTTTTCGTTCGTACATCAGATCACTCCAATCGTCTGTCCGGCGCAGATTTCGCCGGTGTAGCTGTGTTGTGCGTTTCTGCGCCAGAGCTCGTACATCGACCACTGCACCTGCTCCATCGTATTGATGTCGCTGTACAGGGTGCTGGGCGTCTCGGGCAGAGCCGGTGTTCCCGGCAGGGTATAGTAGGCATCGCGCAGGGTCTGGATGTTTTGCAGAATACGCTCCATCTCGCTGCGCGTCAGCAGGTCGGTCGGGGCCCATGTCTTGGTCTGGATTTTAGGCCCCAGCAGTTCTGCCAGATAAGCGGAGTTACCCTCCAGCCGATTCAGCAGTGCCGCGTTGATATAGCACTTATCCGCGCCTGCGGACACATCCGCTTTGGTGCGGTCGTAGATTGGCTGCTGCCACATCAGATCAGGTTCCTTTCTCCGGCATGGATTTCACCCGCATAGGCGGCTGCGTTGCTGGTAAGTCTACGCCCGATGACCTTGGCGTCTGCCAAAAAGCCACCGGTCAAATCAAATTCCAGCTTTGTGAGCATCCCTCGCACCATTTCGCCGCCGAAGCTCTGAATGATGAGCCTGTCGGCCAGCTTTTCATCACCGGCGACCATGGAGAAGTTCTGCTCGTATCGCTGTGCGTAATGCTCCAGCACCCGCACGGCCACGGCCTCTGCGCGGCTTGGGTCTACCAGCGTGGCGTCTGTCACGGTCAGCTCATTGTCCTGCACATTGGGCGGCAGGTTCGCCGCTGTGCGCTTCAGGACGACCGTGCTGTCGGCGTATTTGCGGCCCGTGACACAGACCTCGCCCGCTTCTGCGACTGTCAGGGTGCAGAGGTTGACGCCGCTCTCGGTGAGCTCTGCGCCCGTGACGGTCAGGCTGCCCACGACTGCCGGGGCGTTGAAGGTCACCCGGTAGGTGCCCGGGTCAAGGGTGTCTCTGTACAGTTCCTCGGTGGATTCTCCCGGCAGGTATCGGTGGGCGGTCACTGCCACAGCGGTAATCAGCGGATTGAGCGTTACCTTGCTGCCGTCCTGCAGCTTTCTGTCGTAGGTAATCATGCCGCTGGCCTTGGACGGCGCAGGGGCAATGCGTATAAGCTCGCCTCGGCTGCAATCGACCACAGCGCCTATGGCAAATGCGAGCTGCTGCAGGGCCTCTCTGCGCGTCCCTGCGGCGATGTATCCCTGCACTCGCTCTGCGGCCAGACTCTCGTCCAAGGTGTAGCTGTATCCTGTCAGGATCGCCTCTGCGAGCTCTGCTGCGGTGGTGTCATAGATGCCCCCATCGAACGGTGCGCCGTCCAGCAGGCCTATGGCATCGACGGCAGAGAAGTCCGCCAGCGTATCGCCGCTGTTGCTCCAATCCGAGAGGTAAAATGTGCCCATGCAATAACTCACGCTGCTTGTGCTGCGTGCGTCCTGCTTTACGTCCTCCCAGATCGTGAATTTCTGCTTGTGCTGCAGAACGTCAAAGTAGCCCTCGGGATTCAAGATGGAAAAGCGGCCCTCTTTGTTGTACAGCGACACGTTCAGCGTGTTGATGCTGATCTCGGAGCTGATGGGGTCGCATTCCTCCAGAACATGGGCCTCCACGATTTCGTGACCGCTGAAATGCAGGTAGACACCGTAGTCAATGCCCGCCAGCTTGAGGTACCGCCCGGGCCGGTTCGTCTCGAGAAAATGAATGCGGATGCGACGGTAATTTTCTACCTTCTTGGCGCAGTAATAATCCACCGCGTTCGGGTAAAAGAGCGCCGTAGCGATAAGTCCTCCGTCTTGGCCGAACCACTGGATTTTGACGCGGCTGGCCCAGTCCTCTGTTGGGCTGTAAAAGTGCAGCGTGAGGCCGCTGCTGCTGTGGTCTTGCGTGAAGGTGATGTCCAGCACAGGAGGGTCGGCAAACACGCCGCTCTTGTCGCTCTGCGTGGCGCTCCACAGCCCCCAGAAGTACTGCTCGGGAACCTCCGGGAAGAAGGCAAAGCTGCCATCCATGAGCCACTGCTCGCTCTCCAGTGTGCCGTATTTGTTTTGGCTCGGTACGCTTTCCAGCAACAGGTCGCGGCCCAGATTGCAAAAAGGCTTTGCGGTCGTGCAGCTCGGGGCGCTGTCGCCTCTGGCGGTGACATCGTAAAGGCCGAACTCCACGCGCGTATTGGTTCTCATCGGGGCTGGCCCTCCTTAAAATCTGGCGGGGGTCTTGGCGATGAAGTTGATCGTCAGCCCTTTCCAGTAATTGGCTTTTCCTCGCTGCAAAAGTAGTTCGTCGCCGATGTTGGAGAAATACGCCATAAAAGTATAGTCTCCGTCCGTGCCCGGGACCGTGACCGTGTGGAACTCCTCCGGCTCGGTGATCTTGTCCCAAAACCGGGAATATTCCGCACGGTCAATGCCCGGCGCGACCGTCAGCTTGTAGTTGAAATACACACCGATCAGCTCGCGCTTGAGGTCGCCGTTCTCTGTGCGCTTGGCGTGCTTGTCCAGAAAGTCAGCAGTGCGCTTGCAGCTGAGGACATCGACTTTGAATTTCTCGCCATCAATAATCAACATCAGTACACACCTCCCGTGACCAGCTTGGCTCCGCGCCGGTTCTCCTCTTTGTCGATATAGGGTTTGAGCACCCGAGCCAGCTGGGCGAGGTCTCCGGCGAAGCGGATCGTGATGTCCTGCTGCCCTGTGTAGGCTTCCATAACCTCTGCGAGGGCCTGCTGAATGGTTGCCAGCGGCGCCTCGATGTTGGTGCCGTTGGTCTGGTCACCCAGCACAGCAAGAAATTCATGGTTTGCCGGAATGACTGCGCCCTGTGCCAGATAGGGGATTTGCGGTGCGGTGATGGGGTCGATGTTGAAGCCGACCCGCTCTACGCCGAGCTTGTCCTGCGCCCATTCGGGAACATCGAAGCCGAAACCGTTCAAGACGCCAATGACGCCGTTCACGCCTCCAACAATGGCCGAGATCATGCCGTTCACCAGACCGATGATGCCGTTGATGGCTGTCTTGATCGTGTCCGTGATGCCCTCCCAGATGTCAGACACAAAGTCCGAGACAGCAGTCCATGCATCGTTCCAGCCCTGCTGGATGTCGGCTACTGCGCTATCCAGTGCAGTGCCGATGTTTGTCCAGAAATCGTTCCAGCCCTGAGTAATATCCTCCCACAGCTGCATGCCGATCAGCTTAACAGTTAGCCACAAGCCATTCCAGATTTCCTTGACTTTTTCACCGGCGCTATGGACTCTTTCTTGCAAATTGTCCAGAGTTTCGCCGAGCTTTTGCTTGATTTCATCCCAATGTGCAACAAGGCAGGCAATGACGGCAGCGCCTAAAATAAGCAGTACCGCTATAATCGTTGCAGGCCATAGGCCGATTGCTGAAACGATGGCCGTAATCAAAGCCGTCAGGCCGCTGAGAATAGTTGATAGCATTGTGCCGACAATCCAACCTGCAATTTTGCCGAGAAGCTGAACACCCATAATTCCGACAAGTTTTAACAATTCTGGTAAAACAGAATTGATGACAAATCCGCCAATAATAGGAAGTAGATTTGCCCCGATGATTGTCATTAGCATGGGCCAGAGGTTGTTTATGATTTCTCCGAGCTGAGACAAAATGCCAACCCAATCAACAGCCTCCAGACATTCCTTGACCTTCTCGCCTACCGCGTTCCAGTCCACTTGGTCGAGGACGTTGTTGGCGGCTTCCAAAATGCTAAAGGCCAGCGTGTTAAGCGTGGAGAAGATCCCGACCCAGTCTATGGCGCTTACCATCGAGACGATGTTCTGGCCCAGAGCCGTCCAATCGGTGCCCTGCACCGTTGCGATGAGCGTGTGCAAAAGGCCGACAGCGAATCCGCTAAGCCCCAGACCCGCCTCCATCCATGGAATGTTTGCGATGGCCGAATTGATGCAAGCTGCGATAGAATTTCCAAGGTCTGCCCAGCCTGTGTAGGTCTGGACGAAGCTGTAAAGCGTGAGGATCGCTGCCCGCATTCCGTCCGTCAAAACTCGCCCGAGCAGGGGCCAGTCGAGCTCTGCCACCGCAGTGGTGAGACCTCTGGCGATTCCCGCACCCAAGCTGTCCCAGTGAATGCCTTGCATGAGAGTATCCGCAAAGATGAGTGCCGTGTTCAAGCCCTGCGCTACAGTATGACCGATGGCTTCCCACAATCCCGGCACCTCAATGAAGCCGTTGATGCAGTTGGCGATGTTGGTCGCCCATGCTCTGGCTTTGTCCTGAATGTCGGGCCACGGGATTGCGTTCAGGCTATCGCGCAGCTTCTCGCCGATCAGCTGGCCGACTCCGTACCAATCGCCATCTTTGATGGCCTGCATGATTTCGTCAAGAAACGGGTTGTCTGTGTTAAAGTCGTAGTTAGGGGTGATGGCTCCCGCACCGCCGCCGCTGTTTTTATCCAGCACATCCAGCTCATCAAACTTCGCCAGTGCGCCGTCCGCTGCGCTGCCTGCCGACTTTGCAGCCTTGGCATACTTGCCCATCGCTTTGGCCGCACTCTGGCTCGCCCCTATGGACTTGCCGGTCAGGAAAGACACAAGCTGGGCGATGTAGTAAAAGGCGGTTGCTGCTGCGTTGGCTATTGCCGTGAGAGCCGGAAGAATCGCCTGAAGCAACGGTGCGGCTGCGGTGGATGCTGCGCCCTGCAGGCTGCCGAGCGCGGCTCTCAGCGTGGCCGAGGAGAGCGCGGCAGAACCCATCCATTCGGTGGTCTTCCGCAGTCCTGCGGAGATCAGGTTGAACACCAAAGCCCCGGAGACGATGCTCATAAGGCGGTTGCGGAATCTGGCGAGATTCTTGCTGCTCTGTGTGAGCTTGGCTCGCACACCGTCTACGGCCCTCTGCAGGGTGCCGAAGACTCGATAGCCGAGACCGCCGACCGTGCGCAGAGCGTTGTTGAGGGTACCAGACAGCGCTTTGTTTAATCCGGTGATTCTGCCGGAAAGTAGTCCCGCAGAACCAGATGAACCGGGCACAGAACTTCCTTTAGGCGACTTAGCAGCTGCCGCATGTTCACGCGCGGCTCTGCTCTCTGCTGCCTGAGCGGCTTTATCTTGAGCGCTTGCCGCTTTCTGTGTTTCTGCAACGACCCTCTCAGCATGCTGTGTAACCGATTCGTCTACAGTACCATACGCTTTATTTTGCCGATTCTCGATTTTGGCAAAAGATGATTCTATGGCATCGGCTTGTTTGTTAAAATAGGCCTGCATGTCATCTTCGCCGCTAAGATGCTGAATTAGACTTTTTTGCTGATTTACGGCATCGTTTTCTTGATTTAGCTGTGCGGTAAGCGCTGCATGACGCTTTTGCAAGCCGGAAATAGCATCGCCTTGTGCATTGTAATCTGATTCAATCTCAGCAACTTTGGTATCTTGCTTTTCAAGATCATCGAGGAGTTTTTGGTTTTGATTCAGGAGAGAGGTTTCCCCCTCCATGCGAGATTTAAGAACATCTTGCACTTTTGAATCACTCAGGCCGGGGTATTCCGATTTAATATCAGCAAGATGGGATTTTTTTACATTCTCTAGCTGTGCGTTCACCTTTTCAAGAGCAACGGCAGTATCATCAGCGTTTTGGCGGGCTTGATTTAAGCTGTCGCCTAATGCGCTACGCTTTGTTTGCGCAGAATTTAACTGCTTATCTAAATCACCAATCTGCTTTGATGTGCTCTTGACCTTTGCCTGTAACGCTTTTAAGTCGGATTCTGCGCCCTTTTTGTTCAGGCGGGCATCTATTGTGATTGACCCATCTGCCATTGAATCAACCTCCTCTCTTTGACTTTGTTAGAATTGGATTATGAATTGAGTAACGCAAGCAACCGCTCTTTTTCTGCCCTATTCTCCGCGCTTTCAGGAGCGTGGATTCTGATGATTCGATCGTTCTCTTTGGCAAATTCCTGTTCGCTTTTGTCAAGTTTTTTTCCGTGAGCCCTTTTATATCGAATATTTACGACTTGAGCAAATAGCCCATCTCCAATACCGTAGAAAGCTCCGAGAAATTCCCACCAATGCAAATACTCACATCGGCGGCAACTGTACCCCAGTACTTTATCAACAGCGGGTGCGATTAAGGCTGCATCTTGTTCCCAATCTACAATTCGAGGACGTGGAATTGTAGAGTCTTCGGGTTGTCCGCCATTGATAAACAAAAACGCTGCCCGTAACGCAGCATTTGCGTCGGGCAGCGCTTGCCATTTTGGGTATAGAATTTCAAGGCAGGCAGCGTACTGTTCCTGTTGAGTCATTTCCGGGTCTGCTAACGCCGCAAGGGCATCAAGTACAGCTCGGAAATCAGATCGGATGGCAAAATTCTGACCATCTACATCTACGGTTGTGGGCAGTTCCCAAGCGCTCACGCCTTCTGGCCGGGGGCCAGGCCCTTGGCCGTGTTCGTGTAGGCACCAGCGTGTTTCTGCACACGCTTCTGGCTGGCTTTGACGGCCTTGCCGACCGCGTCCTCAATAATGGGGACTGCTGCCTGGAGGGCTTTCTCAAAGACCATGGTGCCGTCCGGGAGCAGCGCCAGGGCAGAAACCCCTTTGAAGAACACCGAGGAAGCATCGCTACCGAAGATGTAGTTGATCTGCTCCCGGATGAGCTTGTCCGCCTCGATGATCTGGTCTACGCCTGCGTCTGCTGCCAGCCCATCGGCCAGCTGCTGAATGGCGCGGCGGGCCTCCTCCAGTCGTGCCGCGATGCCAATGTCCGCGGGGTTGACATAAAGCGTGCCCAGCAGGGTGCCATCGATGTCTTTGACCTCGTAGCTTTTAAGGCCTCTGTCGATTTTCAGTTCCATTGTACACCTCCGTTATGCTTAGGCCTCGGTGAAGGTCTTCGTGCTCGGGTTGAATGTACCCGTGGTCTTCACGCCAGTGTAGTGAATGTTGAACGGGATCTGGTAACCAGTGGTGTCGCCGCCATAGCTGGAGACCTCGATGTAGCACTCCTCGCGCACAGCGGGGAGTGCTCCGGATGCCTCCTCGTTCCAGAGCTTGACCTCCACAATGTCGGTTTTCAGCGCGTCCAGAACCAGATCGCCGTCGATGATGGCCTGCAGCTTTTCAAACAGGGGATCGCCCTTTTCGGCGTAGTAGGGGCTGACTTCGCCCTGCTTCTGGTAGCTGTCGATCGTCACGGACGTGTTACCGAGAATGTTTTGCTTTTTCTCGACATTGGCACTCAACTCGGGGGAATACTCCTCCAAATCTTTGCCAAGGCGTACATACTCAGCGGTGCCCTCACTGTCGTTTGCAAAATGGGCATTCAGATAGTGCGCCATGTATTTGCGTTCGATCTTCATATTCAGTTTCTCCTATATGTGATTTGTATCTGAATCTGATATTTTGCGCTATCAACACCAATCTGCGATGGATACGCGGTCAGTGTGGGAACAATAGCGCAAACCCGACCCTCCTCTATGCGGGGGTAGTTTCGGGCATTGTTCTGCTCCACCATCCATGCAATCAAACCTGTATAAAAAGCGAGATTGTCGGAGTTTTGTTTGACATCGGCCCCAAAATTCTCACGCCTAGCAAAAATATAATTTTGAGTCTGCTTATCATCCAGAACATAATCTCCGAGGATGTTCTCATGGTAGGTCAGAGTGGATGGTGATGCGTAAATGGCGTATTCGGTTGGGTTTTCGCCGAGGTAATCAGCACCAAATCGTTTGTTTTTAGACAGCAGCGGGCATTGCCTAAACCACCTCCGGATTCCCTCAGTGCTATTTGATACCTGCGGCATTTTTTGCCTCCCTTACAATGTCATCGATGTGATCGGCTTTCATTCGTTCTGCCCAAAAAGGCCCGGCTAGAGCGTTTTTATCAGTTTTGTACTGAATTGCTCTGCCAGTGGGAGTTTTTCTCTCGCCTGGACGAGAGAAAAATCGTGTAGGCGACCCACTGTTGTCATCAAAAACGGGAATATTCGGGCCATAAACTTCGCCCATGTACATATAATGCGCATAGGGGCCGGGGTACACGATGATGCCAGAGCCAATGTCAGATGCGGCGTAAGGGCTTTTTGCAAGCATAAATGTGTCCGCAGGAGTGTAATCCATGCACCATCGTATTACCGCGTTATCAATGACTTTTTGGACAATTCCGTGATCTCCAAAGCCATGGTTGGTAAGAACAGTGTTTATGCTATCGAAATCAAACCGCGAATCTACTGACAGTTGCATTAAGCACCTACGACTTTCCAATGCCGCGCCTGCGGAGCACGACGATTGTCTGTAACCTGCAAGATGGTTGCGGCCTCGAAGTAGACATCATGAATGGTTGAGGGACGCAAGCCCTCAGCACCAACACCCAGAACTACGAGATCGCCAGCAGCCAACGTGAAAGCGGCGGCAGGGTCATCGGTGGTGGCGTACTGCTTAGGGGGCAGATACACCTTGCCGCCGAAATCCGCATCCGTAGGGATACGGATTGTGACCTTGTTTGCCGCTTTCAACCCGGTGCTGTCAACGGTGGTCGCATCGGAGTTAAACCAGTGAACGCCCCGGATGACGGTGCGCCCATAAACGTCGCAATCCTCCTCTGGGTCGAATCGCCGGTTGTACAGGGTGATGGTGTCATTGCAAAGTTGCATTTTACCTCACTCCTCTATACAGCAGGGGAACGCCGTAATCGTCCAACTCACCATACAGCATATCCGCCGCAATGGCGTTCATCTGCTTGGCTGCGGCATCGGCATCCGGCACATTCCCGTGATTCTCCGTGTAGCCATCCGTGTTAAACGATGTGACTGTGGGTGATGTGACCTGTGCCACGGCACCGACAACGCTTTCCATTTGCGCCAGTACAAAAACGCAGAGTTTGACCGCTCCGGGAATCTCGGCCATGTTCTGGACACGAGAATCCGTCAAGCGATCAATGCGTTTTCTGCAAGCATATTCCAGCGGAGGCCACGCAGCGGCATCAACGGTGCCGCCAAAATCCTTGTACTCGTCAAAGGTGAGGTACATATCGTGTGCCATGTGTAAACCTCCTAAGCGACCTGAGATCAGGCCAGAGAGAGGATGCGGGCGATGGGGATGGCCTTGCGGGCGATGTACTGCTTGCCCTCGGCCTCGTTGGAGTTCACCAGTTCCCAGTTTTCGCCGTCCTCCAGCTCGTCGTCGGTGGGAGACAGGCTCTTCATCTTGGCCTTGGTGAAGTTGATGCCGTAGGGGGCAAAGCACTTGCGCTGACGGCCATAAAGGGTGTCCTCGCCGCCGTTGGTGTGAGGATCACGATCCATCTCGTAAGGCACCTTAGCGCCGCAGTCAGTGTACTCGATAGCACCGTCGCCTAGAACGTAGGTAGTGTAACGGGTCTGAGACACCTTAGCCACGCCTGCGGTGGTCTGGGCGGCAGCGGCCTTGACAGCGCCGGAAACGGTCACGACAGGCAGATTGCCCTCGCCGCCGAAAATCTGCTTGAGGGTAACGACAGCACCAGAAACGGTGACGATGAACTTGCCCTCGTACTGAGACAGCACAGTTTTCAGCGCCTGAGCCTCGGTAGCGGTATCGCCGGTCTTGAGGGTCTTGTTGGCGGTGGAGGTGGATGCGGCAAAGGTATAGGTCTGACCGTCCACGGTGATGGTGTTGCCATCGGTGCCAGCGGTGCTGACAGTGATGGTGTAAATGCCCTGCACCTCCGGGGTGGTGACGGTTTCCACGGCAGGCATGGAGTCATCAACCAGAACGGTGCGGCCATTCAGGGTGCCAATCTGCAGCTCGCGCTCGATGCCGTCCTTGTCGGTGTACTTCATGTACGCCAGCAGCTTGAGGTTTTCGAGGCCGGTAGCAACGGCAGAGTGCATAATGGCGAGGCTGAACGCACCCTTGTTGTCGCCACAAGCACGCTGCATGGCGGTGTTCAGAGAGGTGCCGTCCATCAGGCCCAGAGCGCCCTCGGAATTGGTCTTGCCGGTGACATCGTAGGTGTGTTCACGGACGAACTTCACACCCTCAGCGTCTTTCATGGCGAAAACGCCGGTCAGAATCTTGATGATGGTGGCCTGATCGACTTCATCCCAGTATTCGCCAATCTGAGCGGCGACATCGGCGAGAAAATCCTCGCCGCCGGTGATGTCGTAGGAGAAGTCGCGCTCAGTCCATGCCTGCGCGCGGCCCACGACAACGCGGGAGTGGGAGAAAGTCTTGGTGTTGGTGGCGGTGATGTTGGTGGAACCATCATAGTTCTGAGGGACGGTGCCGCTGATGATGCCACGCAGGGGGATGGTGACGTAGTTGCCACCGACCTGATCGCTCATGGACTGCGCGATGTCCTGACGCTTTTTGATGGCGCGGGACTTAATCAGCTCGTTGCGGTTCAGGTTGGGAACGCGGTCAACATACTGCTTGAACACGTTACCATTGAAGTTTTTGGAATCAAAGATTGCCATGTGGTTATGCCTCCTGTTGAATTTTTAGGGGTTCGTCGGGTGTAGCTCGATTAGTTAAAATCGGGCACGAAGTTGGGATCGGCATTTGCTGCCGCCATCTGCTCGGACAAGCTCATTTTATGCGGGTTTCCATCGGGCTTTGCGGGAACCGTGATAGACGGGCCTTTCTTAGCCGGGGCCGGCTCATCAACGACAAAACTGCCGGGGTCGTCGGTTTTGTACTGGGTCAGAAACTCGTCGTAGCCCTGCATCTTGCCGTTCTCGTCCTGCTTAAACTGCTTGGCGATGGCATCCGCGATAAACTGCTTTTTCGCGGCATTGGAGCTGAACTTGACCTCGCCCGCCTTTTCGCGGATGGCAAATTCATACGCCTGTGCGGCGATTTTCCGCTCCCACTCCTTGCCGTCATTCTCGCGCTGCTGACGCAGTGCCGCGAGATCGGACTGAACGGATGCCAGCTTGTCAGCATCGGTCTGTGCGGCGGTCAACTTGGTCTGCAATTCGGCCATGTCGGTGTCACGCTGCTTGACCTGCCCCTGCAGGTCGGAAATCTGACCCTGCAAGCCTTTGACCTTGGAATCCATCTTATCGCGGCTGACGTAGGAACCGTCCGCGATATTGGCGAGTTTCAGGCCCGCCGCGCTGATCTTTTCGGTCAACTGGTCGTAGGTCAGTGCCTCGCCCTCGGAAAACAGATTTTTGAGCAATTCCATAAGATTGTCCTTTCGCCGCGATTGATTTAGCTTATAATCGCGCGGCCACTCCGCGCACGTCGCGCCATCGCATTTATTTCCCTGCAATGCCGGGTATTTATTTATCAGCCAAAACGGCGTGATAACACAGAAAAAGCGCCGTTTCAGGCGCTTACCTTTATGGCCCTAAAGCCATCCACTGCCATGCGGTCACGGCGCTGTGACAGCCCGGATTGCTTGGCAATGAGATTATAGCGGGTACTTAGAGCGTTGATGTGCTGCTGTGCCTCACGGCGCAGGTCATCGTCACCAGCGGCCCGCGCCGCAATAGCAACATCTTTCCAGCGGCGGGTATCGGTTTCAATTTTTCGCATCATCTGCGAACACTGATAGAGGGTCAGGCCCTCTTTGTTGCCGATAGTCACGCCTGCATGGTTTGACGTTATCAATGCCGCCAGTTGATGGTCGGAATATTTGCGCACCGAGTATTCGGTGCTGAACGGCGCGGCAAAGTGCCCGCAGTTCCACTCGCCGATAGGACGCTTGAATCCTGCAAAGTGATGGCCGTCCACGTCCACGCAGGCCATGCCTGCCTGCATCTTGGCGTATTCGGCCAGCAGGAAAATGTGACCTTGCACCGGCTCATGGTCTGGGGCGCTGTTGAGATGTGCGGACAGCTCCACGGCATCATAGCCCAGCGCCTTGCCGATTTCGTCGGCGCTGTGCTGGGCAATTTGGCAAGCCCCGTCAATGATGTTCTGACGGGCGGCGGTATCAAGGCGGCGGTGATAGCCGCTTGCGTACTGCACCTGCATCCCTGCCCAGCCTATATCTTTGATGGTCTGCCGCATAGCCGATTTGTAGTCGGTCATGCCGGTGGATACGCTCAAAATGGCCTTATCTATGGCCTGTTGATAGGGCACGGATATGGCCGTAGTGTTGGACAGGTTTTGCAGCGCCCCGGAGGTCTGCGCGGCGATGTTGCGCGTGTACTGTACAAGCCGCTGATTCTCCTCACGGGGCAGCGGATGCGCCGCCAGCGCGGCTTTGAATCGCGGGTCGGTGAAGTTATCCTGCAAGGCGGCGTTGTACACAACGGCCATCTGCTGCTGTGTCAGCCGGGTTGCGGCTTGGAGCTTGCCGGAAATATCGGCGATGTCTGCACCCATTTCCAGCATGATCGTGTAACGGTGTATGCTGGTGGGGTTCATCTCACCGATTTTCTTTATCTGCGCCGCTATTTTCTGGATGAAATACAGATTGACTTCATCCAGATTCGCAATCATTTTGCGAACGGCGGCATCAAGCTCTTTCTGGGTCAGCACGGGTCATCACTCCTCGCCGGGGCCACTCCCAAACGGTGTAGCCGTGTTGCCCCCATCCTGATCGGCATTGTCATTGTCCGCGGGAACGGTGACATCGCTCTGGTCGGGATTGGGCTGCTGGATAGCCATAGCGGCCTGCATTTCGCTGACCTTTTCCTGCTGGACTTCCTGCAAGGCTTTTTCGGCCTGTGCGCGAGTTTCGCCAAAGAACCACATACGCATCTCAATTTTGCTCATCATGCCGTTATTGAGCATGAGGAGTCGCTGTTGCAACTGGGTTTCAGTGTCGGCGATAACGGAATCATCCCAATCGAACGACACCTCATATTCACCAGCAGGGGCGAGGTTGTACAGATCAGCATACTTGTCCATCGCCCGCACAACTTCTCGCAGTGCCCGCTCAAGGGCCTGCTGGTTGTCGGCGATGGTGGTATAGGTACGATTGCGCAGGATAGTCAGCTCAGTGGCCGTGCGGGCCTCTGTGTTGGCATCAGAGAGGGTGCCGCGGGCCAGCCCGGACTGATCTTCAATCTTCATCAAGATTTGGTTCAGACCGGCCACAAGGGAGCTATCGCGCAGGGTCGGGGCGAAAACATGATATGTTTCATCAGTGCCCAAATCGACCGCGCGGAATAGGCGCTCGTTCAGCTTGGGAGTTTCCATAGCCTTTGCGCCATTACGCATAACGCCGTCAATGGGCCGCAAGGCCATCGGGTCAACGTCGATAGCCATTTCGCCGCCCTCAAACTCCCACAGCAGGCGACTGTACTGTGTGTCAGCCTCCTTAATGGTGTCCATGCTCTTAGCGAACACTGCCACGCCCATAGGAGAGATCGGATCAACGGTGTTTGCCGATGCCACGCGGAACCAGCCAAAAAGCTGCCCGTCTACGTTGTTGACGTAGACCACGGGCTTGAGGTCTTTCCACTGCGGTACTTCCGTCAAGGAAATTTCCTTGCCGAGAGCATCGCGGGAACTGGACTTAAAGGCCCGCTGCGTAATTTTGATTCTATCGCCCTCGACGGTGTGCCGCTCAAGGCGGGAGTAGTAGGTCTTGCCCTCCGAGAACATATCACGGAAAACGACATCGGACAGGTCGCTGTCATCGCCGAAAGCAATGGGATACAAATCCCAATCGGGGGTATAGTCGAAATAGATATGCCCATCACGGACATACGGCTTTATCGTCATACCGCCTGCCGCGCAGCCGATCTCGGTCTTGCTCCGCAGCTGTGTAGCCAGCTTCTCAAACTCCTTGCTCAGAAACTCCGAGCGCGGGTTGGTGATGTCCTCGCCGGTGCTATCATCCTTGCCCGCCGTGATGCTCCACTTAAATTCAAGCGTGACCTGCCGGGAAATCTCGGACGCGATGAACGCCGGAATGTTGAGGGTTTTTACCTGCTTGCCCTTGTAATTGGGCTTGTCCAGATAGGCCCGGTGCCATGCTTCGAGGGCAATCTGCATCTCCTGCGACAGCGGGGTGTCGATGTTCTCCACCTGCTGAATATTCTGATACGGAATCACTCTGCCTAACACCTGCCTTATCATGGTATAGATACTTGAAAAAATAGACATGGGCTGTACCTCACAGGCCGCGCCGTTTCCAGATTGGATTGAGCGCGTACCGCACACTGTCAATGCTGTGGTTATCCTTATCGGGGTATTGCCCGGTCAATTCGTCATCTTTGGTGCGCTCGTATTCGTATTCGGCAAACTCTCGCGCCGTTTCCGGGCATCGGTTGGGATCAACGACGATTTTCACCAACGATTGCAGCCATTTCATGCTGTACCGCACAGAATCCGGCCCCTTTTCAGTGGGGCGGATAGATGCGCCGTAGGCTTTCAAATCCGCAATGGATTTCGGCTCGGCGCTATCTGCAATAATGAGGTCTTGCGATGTTACGTTCTTTTCTTTCTGCAAGCGCTGCCAGAAAACCTCATTCGGAGTTTTATTGCATCGCAGTTCATCGAAAATATAGAGCGTCATCTTTGAGGGACGGTAGCACATCTTGCTCCAGTGGTTGGGGTCAGGATACCAGCCCCAGTCGATGCCCTCGTAGATATAATCAAAGGATGCTATTTCGGCATCGGTGATTTCGCGCAATTCAAGGTTGCTGAACACCTCGCCGCCCGTGCCCGTGGGGATGCCCAGATACTCATGTTCATAGGCGCGGGGGTTGGTCTGCCGCAACAGCTCCGCATCATCAAAGAACATCTGACCGAGCCATTCAGGCGGCACGGTCAGATAAGTGCTGGAATGTACCAGCCTATCAGGGCGCTGCACAAGCGCCTCCTGATTCATAAAGTTGTTCAGGGTGATAGGCGGGTTGAACGACAGGAAATTCCAAAATTTAGAGCCGCCACGGTTGGTAGATTGCAGCACGTTTCGGATTTCTTTCATCCCATCGAACGTGTCCGCTTCTTCAAACCATGTGATGGCGCAGTACCCTTTGGGGAATTTTAACGATTTCAGCTTCATCGGATCATCAAGACCGCGAAAGAGAATCGTCTGCCCGGTGCTTTTCCGGGTAATGCTCATGGGGGAAACATGACAGATAAATTCGCTGTCAAGACCCAGCTTGTCAAGGGCAAAGACCATCTGGCTGTAAACGGAATCGCGCAGGGTGTTGGCGGTCTTACGGAATATGACCGCATTGCAAGCCTCGTTTCCCGGCTGAACCATAATCAGCGGGATGGCAAAGCCGATAAAGGACGATTTCAACGAACCGCGCCCACCCTTGAGGAGATATTGCGAGTGCCGATGATCGAGAACATCATACAGCAGCTCATCATAGTTGGGCGCGATGACATCTTCGATATAAACATCAGGCATCGGGCACCGCCTCCCCATCGGCAGGGGTCGTGACGGGTGTAGCCACGTTTGCTTGATCGGCGTCAGCTTGCTCCACTGCCGGGACATCGCCCTCAGCCACGGGGGCGGGCTTCTCGCCGCGTATCAGGTGGATGCGCACCGCATTAGGGTCATCGGCAGGCGTGGGCTTGCCGGGGCCGCCTGCGCCCTCTGTGGGCGGCTCAGGCGGGGTAAACTCGTCAACACCAAACTGGCCGGGGGTGCCCGGTTCCTGCCCCAGAACGCGCAGGATGGCGAACAGGGATTCAATGTTGCCGTTGATGGCTGACTGGATAAGGGGAATGAGCATCTGTACCATGAGGGTCGTATTCTCGGAGAACACATCATCATAGCTTGTCAGCTCGGCGCTGGCCTTGTAGTGGGCCTTGCCGCCCTTTTTCTTGTGCTGAGGTTTTGTCAACAGGTTAAGCAGGGCATCCTTTACCAGCTTCTCCTCCCGGCGCTTTTTAGCCGCTGCCTTGCCGCCTTTAGAGCGGATGGCGAACGCCTCCTCCGGGGGGAGCTGATTCAGTGGCGGTTTCATCCCGGACGTATTGCGAGGCTTTTTCTGCTTTTTCTCGCCGGTGTCGGCGGGCTTCGCGTCTTGCGGCGCGGGGCTTGCACTGATCTCCGGCATAGCCTCGGTATTTTCGGGCATCTGCTGCCACCTCCTATCGGTAAAAATAAAAAAGCACCCGGCGCATTTCAGCGTCGAGTGCTAAAGGGGGATATTTAGTTACTTGCCCTTTTTGGCGGCGGGCTTTTTGGCCGCTGCCTTTTTCGGGGCGGTGGTTTTCTTTTTGGCCTTGGCAGTGGGCTTTCTGCCGCTGATGTTGTCGTTCCAACTGGCCTGCAAAGCGGCCATAGCCTCTTTGGTGAATACGGGTTCCTTGTATGCCATTGCGTGCCTCCTCCTCCTGTTTAGTTGTCGCTTGCGCGGTAAACCAGCGCCTTGCGGTCAATGATGTTGTGGTAGCCGTTGACATCGGACGTGATGACGTTATAGCCCATCGCCATAGCGTAGATGCTATAATTATCACTATCCGCGCGGCCCAGTGCCTGCGCAAACTTGGGATGGCTGCGCTGGAAGGCCGGGATGCGGCTCCGCAACGTATTCAGCGAAATGGGATGCGCGGTCTGGGGATTCAGCACCGCGATAGCCGTAGCAGAGGTTGTGCCATTGCCGTAGCCGGTGCTGCGCCCGCCCGTCTTATCGAAATAAGTACCCGCGCCATAGACCTGCCCGCCGTGCTTGCCGCCGATGTAGTTCAGGGAACTGTATTTCAGCATATCCGTCACGTCTTTGGCCGTATAGGTGAATGTAACCGACCCAGCCTTAAAGGCGATCGGGTTGACAGAACGCGCCAGAATATCGCGGCGGGGAATGTGGTTGTCCTTGAGGTACTGGTCGAACGACGCATCATCAAGAACCGTAGGCTTTTCGTTGACACCGGCCACAAAAGCAAACTTCTGCGTGATGTCAGGCGCGTCATTCAGGTGGTTCGGAATCTGCGCGGCCTTAGCCTGTCTCAGCAGCCCGGTAAGCTGGTCGTCGCTCATTTTCGTCAGCGTGGACAGCGCATCGGCCTGAACCGGCGTATTTGTCGGCGTGGGGGCCTGTGCGATGGGCGGCTGCTGAGGTTGCGGCGGCTGTTGCTGCTGTACCGCTGCCGGGGTGATGATGTTACCGGCATTGATCTTGATGCCCTGCGGCACCGCAAACGGCGGAGCGTTCTGGGGCTGCTGCTGTGTAGCCGCAATGCCCGCTGCGCCGCCTCCACCCATGCCGCCGCCCATCGAGGACGAACTGCCTCTACCTCCCATGATGGGCCTCCTTACTTCTTGCCCTTTTTGGGGGCGGTTTTCTTTTTGCCACCGGCCAGCTCGGCATTGAGCTTGGCGATGCGCTTCTTGTCGGCGGCGCTCACAGGGCCGTTGACAATGCCGTAGCCGTTGGAAGTCCAGCGGTCAACACCGGTATCGCCGGGGGTCAACTTTTTCTTCGATGCAGTGCTTTTCTTGGTTGCCATGATGCGTACCTCCTTAACCGACCTCGACGACTACGACGATCTGACGGTTGTTGTTATAGATTCCGGGCGACATGCCCTTAGAGCGGGTGCGGCGGCTCTTGTCATCTCTGACATCGACAATCCGCATATTTTTCTGCGGACTTGTGGGGGCAAGGACGACCTCGCCCAGACGGCCACCGGGGCCGTTACCGGGCATCATTGCCTGTACGTTGGCCTTGACCTTGTACTCGAAACGCACCTCGCGGGTCGTGAACGTGTCCGCGTTGGATGCGTTTTTGAAGTCATTGTACGAGGTGGACAGGAAACGATTCTCGCCGTAGGTGTGGCCCACGAGCGCGGTTTTCAACTGCGCAGCAGTCATGCCGCTTGCTGTGCCGTGAACGCCACGGGCCGCAAGCATACTGTCCAGCACGTCCGAATGGTCGTACCGGGTCAGGTTGACGTTATAGCCGATATTGTGCATAGCGCCCATGAGGTTGTCATGCACAAACTGCTGATTCGCGGTAAGTTTCTGACCCATCGCCATCGCATGGTTCATGTTCTGCGACATGGAGTACATCGTGCCCGCCTCTTTGGCATCGGACAGATAATTCATAACGGCAAGACGCTGATCGATGCTCAAATTCTGCTTGGCATAATACTGCTGGCCGTTGTACAGGTTATGATACGGCGAATTGTCCGTAGCGCTGAACACCTGATTGTTGAGGTTCTGCGCCTGCTGCGCCGTGGGCACAACATTGGGCTGCTGCTGATTATCGGGCTGTTGTGCCGCCGCCTGCGGGGCTACCACGGGAGCGGCGGGCTGATTCTGCTGTTGCGGGGCAAGGTTGAAACTGCCCAGCCCACCGCCACCAATACCACGGCCAGCCGGGGCACCGCCCGATGCGCTCATGCTGCTTGTACTGCCTCTACCGCCCATTGTAACACCTCAATCCGATTCTGTCGATTCTTTTTTGGCGCGGATTCGCGCCTTGAGCTTTTCCTGAAACGCTGTAACGTGAAAAATGTTTCCCTCACACCCGGCGGGCACCTTGCCGTAGAAGATGATCTGCGCGGGCTGTAAGCGCCGTAGCATCTCATTGTACCCGGCCATGAACAGCGCCGCCGATTCGGGGCTTGCCTGTGTGCCGACGCTCGACACGGCCACCGCGCCGCCTATCGGCTCACCGTCAAAGCACCATGCAAAGCTATCCGGCGTACTCCATGAGATGGTCGGAATGACCTTGATGCCGTGGGCCTGCCAATAGGCACCCAGCCAGTGCTTGCGGTAATGGTTGTAAATCTGGATAATGCGAGGAAAGTCTGTATATGTGCTGAAATCGGGGGTGCATACGGTATCGAACCGCGCCATCATGCCGAGGTAGTTGTCAGGATGCGCCCAGATGCGGTTGAATTGGTAATCGTCAACGAAAAAGTGAACGCCATGCTCTGATGGCTCCTCACACCCTTTGGCGTAGTTGAAACTTATCCAGTTTTCAGCCGTTGTCAATTCGGGCCGCAGGATGGGGATGTCGAACCGCCCAGCGCCGGGGAAAATGCCCTTATTGAGATTTTCATAGTTGCGCTCTGTGCGGTACACCATAAACCTCCGGGAAAGCAATAAAAATGCGCCGCAGTTGTGACACTGTGGCGCGTAATATAGGGGCAGGTCAACGGCGGCAGTACCGGCGTCGGCCCTCGCGGCGAACCGCGATAATAACCAAAATCAGGCGCGTCATACGGGGAAAGGAGAAAAAGCCCGTTTTGCCGTGGACGCGCCGCGAGGTGAAATGCCCTCAAGCCTCGCATGGTTGCACAGGCTGGAATCGAACCAGATACTTGCAGGGTATGAACCTGCCGAGCTACCAGTGCTCTACTGTGCAATATAAATAGGCCACTGATCGGAAACCGCCAGCGGTGGAACCGCGTGAATGGATTGCAAACCGCAATTTGCCATCACTGGGGAGGTGCAGATCACTTGTGCCGCCGCAATGGCCGGACGACGGCAATGGCCTAATGGCACCGCGTAAGGGCCTCGCACCCTACCGCGCTTTTGGGAGCGCAGCGCCCTGTGGCTATCGCGGCAAATTTAGTGCAGGGGTCAAGGGCCTGCACAGCGCCGGGCGTGAGAGGCGCACCCAGCGTATAGGGCTTTTGCCACTTCGGCGCAAACACGAACGCCGCCGCGCTTATTCACGCAGCGGCGTTTGGAGGTGACAGCGGGGAAAGCACGAGCGAGGGAGCGCCCAGAACTCCCTCGCCCTAAAACCGCAAATACATAATACGCGCATGGGGGCGAACAATCAATATTTTACGTTGAATTGTTCGTTTTGTTCGCTTTTTTCTATGTGGTTTTTGCTAGATAGCGCTTGCAGGCCATACGGCAGGCATCGCCAGTGTATCCCGCGCCCACGCTTGCGCCCACCTGCACCCACGACATCCCATCCACAAAGCGCAAGTGCATAATGAGCCGCAACTGTGCATCGTCCACGCCGTCAAGGTACGCCGTGATACGGTCACGCTCTGCCATAGCGCGGGCCAGCTTGCCCCTGATCTGCTCTTTCAGCTCGATAATGGCTATCGCGTCACTTTCGACGCTCGACCCTGCACCGCCGCCACCGGGCATCCCGGACATATTCGGCCCACCGGGGGATGTGGCGCGGGCCTCAAGCTCTGCAAGGCGCTGTTTATCACGGTCAATCTCCAAATTCAGCCAATGGAGCTGAGATAATTCTTTCATCGTCATAGTCAGACGGCCTCCTTTGCCGTGATGATTTTTGCTTTTAGTGATTCCAGCAGGTGGTTTTGTTCGGTGACACGGCCCATGACCGTTGCGATGGCATCCTCATCCTGCCCGCCCTGCACGACCAGCGAATGGATGACGACGGGATGCGTCTGCCCTTGTCGGTGTAGCCGCTTGTTCGCCTGCAGATAAACCTCCGCCGAGTATGTCAGCCCAAACCAGATGATGTGATGCCCGCCGTGTTGCAGGTTGAGGCCGTAGCAGCAGGACACGGGATGAGCCAGCAGAATGTCCACCTCTCCCGCGTTCCATGCGCGTTCATCGTCGGGGCCATTGTATACGCGCACCCGCAGACCCAGCGGCTCAAGGGCGGCGAGGATGCGGGCGAGGTCGTGCTGAAACCAATAGAACAGCAGGGCATGTTGACCGTGCAGACCCTCGATCAGCTCCACCAGCGCGGCCAGCTTGCAGTCATGGACGGGGATGACCTTGCCATCCTCATCATACACGGCGCCGTTGCAAAGCTGTAACAGCTTGCCCGCCAGCACTCCCGCCGTGCCCGCTGTGATAGTTGATTCGTCCACTTGCAACAGTGCATCCCGCTCCAATCGCTTGTACGCGGCTGCGGCAGGCGCGTCCAGCTTGACGGGTATCTCATCATAGATGCGGTCAGGGAGGGTCAGATAGTCGTCGCTGGACAGGCTGACGCAAATATCACTGATGGCGGCATAGATGGCATCTGCCGCGCCCCGGCGGGCCTTGTAAGTAAATATCTGCGATCTGCTGCGCTTATCCGGCTCAAAGTACGCATCGCGGTAAACAGAGATCGTGCGGCCCAGACGCTGCCCACCGTCCAGCAAGTAGACCTGCGCCCACAAATCCATCAAGCCGTGCGGCGAGGGGGTGCCGGTCAATTCCACAATGCGCTTGATTTTGGGTCGCATTGACCGTAGGGCCTTAAACCGCTTGGCCTGATGGTTTTTGAACGATGACGATTCATCCAGCACGACCATATCAAACGGCCACGCCTTGCCGTACTCTTTGACAAGCCACTGCACATTGTCCCGATTCGTCACATAGATGTCAGCATCCACTGCCATCGCGGCGCGGCGTTGTGTAGCTGTTCCCAGCACCTCGGAGCAGCGCAGATGCCGTAGATGCTGCCACCCTGAAATTTCGGTGCGCCATGTTGCCTCGGCAACTTTTTTCGGCGCAATGACGAGACATCGCCGAATTTGCCACGCATAATACTTGAGGTAGTTAAACGCGGTCAGCGTCATCACGGTTTTGCCCATGCCCATGTCCACGAAAAGCCCAGCGGCGGGGTGATCGATGATGTGCTGGATGCAAAACTGCTGATAGGGGTAGGGGTGGAACTCTTTACAATCCATCTTGCCGCATGACCTCCTCGCAATGGCTGAGAATCGTCTGCACCTGTTCCGGGGTCGATACTGTGCTGAACACGGTAAATCCCAGCCGCCGCATCTGATTCTGTACATACGTCTGCCGCATCCGCTCTCGCTTGCCCACCTGTTTAAGTTCCACGAACACGACACGACCTCCCGGCAACAGGATCATCCTATCGGGCACCCCAGATGTGCCGGGGCTTTCAAATTTCAGGCATTGCGCCCCGCCGCCCAATTTCTTCACACCGTCACGCAGCTTGCGCTCTATGACCTTTTCCAATTCCGGCATCCTAATAACCTCCCATCTTTTTCGCGGCATCGCCGCCGCGCTTGTCCACCTGACTGACACACGCGCACGCGCGTATAGACCCGTAAATACGGGGGTATATGCGCTCTCACGCGCGTTATTTTACTTATTTTTATTTTTATTTATTTTAAGTGTCAGAAGTGTCAGTTATAGATATATTGCAACGATACATCGTTAAAATTTAGGCTGACACTTTAGCTGACACTTGTATTTTGCGTGTCAGTTGTGTCAGTGCGCTTGTTCACAATTTTTTCATATTTGACTGACACTTCTGACAGTTCTGACACTTGGCATATAAGGAAGTGTCAGCTTTTTGGCTTAAAGTGTCAGTTGATTTTTATACATATTACACCTGTCTGTTGAATCTCCGATAACCGCGCTGCTGCTTGTACGGCCCAAACTTCATGCCCCTGTTAGCCTCCCATCCGGGGGAGCTTGCCAGCACGGCATTGATTTCGCGGGTGTCTGCCTGCTTGATGTCGCGCGGGGCACCGTTGAAAAGTTCGCACCAAACCTCGGCGGCACAAATGCGGTCACGGGGCATCGTCGGGATGTCCTGCCCCTTGCAAGCCCCGGCCCAATAGTCGCGGCGCTTGTCCAGCGGCCACTCAAGCCAGTTCGTGGGAACATCGCGCTCCACAAAATCACGGATAAGGCCCTCGCGGACGGAGGCCTCGCGGTGATCTTCCTGCCGTGCGCGGGCCGCGTCTGCCAGATCGCCGGTCAGGAACAGCGGCTCTCCCATCATCCAGCGTATCTTTGCCTCGGCCCAAATCTGATTGATTTCATCATCGGTCAGATCCCATGCACGGTGAATCAGTTCGACTTGTCCCACATCCACGGGCCAGAAACGGCGGTTGCCCGTAGTGTCTTGCAGAAAATCGCTGACATTGCAGGTGCCGAAAAATACACAGCAGCGGGGCAGTTCCTTGACATTGCGGCCATAGGCGGCGCGATAGCGGTCATAGCGCAGGCTCAAAAACTGCTTGATGCGGGAAACATCGGTCTTGCGGAAAGCGTCAAGCTCAGCTACCTCTACCAGCCATACGCCTTGCAAAAGCTCGGATGCCTCTTTTCCCTCAAACGTGCGGATGCTGTCGTTGTACCAGCCCTTGCTCATTCTGTCCAACAGCGTGGACTTGCCGAGGCCCTGCGGCCCGCACAGAATCAGCATATTGTCGAACTTGCATCCCGGCTCCATCGCGCGGGCCACAGCACCGACAAACGCCTTTCGGGTGACAGCGCGGGTATAGGGGGAATCGTCAGCACCGAGGTAGTCGATGAACAGGGGATCCAGCCGGGGCACTCCATCCCACGCCAGACCCTTGATGAAATCCTGCACCTCATTAAATGCGTGTGTAGCCGCATGGATGTCCAGCCCCGCGTCGATGGCGTTGCGTTTGGTGATCTTGTATCCCTTTTCCATGTACCAGTACATTGCGCTGATGTCAGAATCAGCCCATGCCCGCCGTTTGAATTTGTCGGGGTCTTTGTCCCACGGCAGGGGGTACAGCACCTCGCCGCGCCCGCTGAACTCATTCAACATGAACCGCCCGCACAGGCGGGGGTCATTGTTGAGAATCAGCAGAACATTGTCGATGGTCTGCTTGATTTTGCCGTTTTCATCGCGCTGGATATAGCCCAGCCATGCGTTGGGGTCGGCCTGCTGACCGTCATCACCGATGACCTCGCCCTGCACAGGCTCGGTGCCATCACTGTCGCCGGGGGTCTGCTGAGGCCCGCTGCCGGGAATGGGAGCGATAGCGCCAAAATCGGCCTGCAACTGGGCAAACTGCTCCTTGTTGTAGATGGCCTGCACCGCGCTATCCTGCAACGCCGTTTCGCACATCGCCTTATAAGACGGGAGTTTGCTGACCGGGGTGTTGCCGGGGGCGCTGTCGTCCTTATCGCCGTATAGGTGCAGGCGAACAAGGTCAAATGCGTTCACAAGCTGCATAGAGCAGGGGTCGGTGGCGTGATGGCTGTACAGGAATTTGCCGTTATCGTAGATGATAGCGCCGCCCGCCGTGCTGCCGCCCGTATAGGTGTACCGCTCCTCACTGCCCATAATGCACGGGGTATAGATGCCGGGCAGAAACTTGTCCATCGCCGTGCGGATGTCATAGGCGCGGCAGAACGCGCCCACGATGCCGGACTTTGTCAGCGGGTCGCCCTGCTTGAGTGCCATCTTTTGGTAGTTCGGGGCAGCGCCGGGAACCTGCGGCCACTCGACCATGTTGCGCCAGTCTGTGTAAGTTCCCAGCAGGAACGCCACAGATGCCAGCGGCGCATCCTTGCAACGGAACACATAATCCGAATCCACGCAGGCACTCGGCCAGTACATAAGGCGGCTTGCCTGAAATGTGGTAGGGTCGGCCTTATCAATGCCGATCAGCCACGCCAGCCGCCGCGCCAGAGGCTCGTACTCATCGGGGGTAGCAGTACGGTCAAGGGGGATTACAACGCGCAGGCGGGGCTTATTGGGGCAGTGCTTGCGTGTGGAGTAGATTGCATAGCTGCATCCGATGGCATCCACGCGGCTCACGATTTCATCGGTGCCCCAGCCGGGGATATTATCGAAGTCAAGCGTCACAAGGTCACGCCCGGTCACTGCATTGGCCTTGCGCCGTCCGCCGTTGAGGGAGCCGCCCACGAACCCGCCGACATCCTTTAATGCGTCCTGCTGAGGTTTCGGCAGGTGCATATATGCGTCGAGCGTTTCCGTCGAACGGACAGGATTCCGCAGGCGGTCATACAGCTCTGCCACGGTCATCAGCTGAGGTTTCCAGTTGAGATCGTTTCGGGATGCGCCGGTGGTGATGGTAATTTGTCTATCGAATTGCATGACCGTTTTCCTCGCTTTATCGTTATAATAGGGTTTCGCTGTTAGGCTGTTCACGGCTGAACAGTTCAGATGCAACGGATGTCAGGTATCCGGCAATTTCGGAAAGCTCAATGCCCTTAGTTTCCCACCGCATGAGCGTGTACACGGCCTGCTCCGGCTTTTCGGGGTCGATGCCACGGGCGATGCACACCAGATTTTTAGGATTCTGCTTTGCAATGGCCGTCAGCCATGCCGCGATGCCCTTTGTGTAATCGTTGCCGTTCGGGTCGAGGATGACTACGGGATAAACCTCGGCATCCTCTTTTTCATTCGGTGTAGCCATATCTCAGATTTCCTCCTCACTTGTAGATGTCGCCGCTCTGCTTGTGACGCAGGGTGATTCGGCCTACGACCTCAAACCCCGCCAGCCCGCAAATGTACTTGACCGTGTGGATAAGCGCGGCGATAGCATCGAATCGTGCCCGGTATTCACTGGTTGCTGCCGCCTCAATGCCCTGATAGGCGGTAGGGTCAGCATAGCCTTTATCGTTGTAGTAAGGATTGTTGCGGGAGTTGAACGCCCGTTCATCGACAGAAAAATCAATCACTATGGTCGCCCTCCTCTGCGCCCACAGCGGCGCTCTGTGTGGCGGTTTCGGCTTCGTCCGATACCTTTGTTGTTGTGACTGTTTCACCCTCAGACGGGGCCTCTGCGGGGCTGTTAGCGGGCGCCCAGCCCGTGGCCTGAATCAGAGCATCATACCGCATCATCTCATTTACGACCTCGGCCACAGTAGGGGACGGGGCTGCCTTTTCCGGCTCAAAACCAAAATGCTCGTTGAGAGCCTGTTTGCGCCAGTATTGAGCCATGCGGACAGCGTGGTTTCGATCATCGGCATGACGATATGCGGTGGTTTTCCAGATGCGGGTTTCCTTCTTGGCGAACTCAAGGCGCATTTTCAGGGATGCGATTTCAGATTCAGCGCTCTTTTTGGTGATGTAGTGCTGAATCGTAGCGCAGACAGTACCCAGCACCAGCAGACCGCCCCAAACAATATCAGTATTCACAGCTCATCCTCCCAATCCTCGGAAATGCCCTCGTCAAATTCATCGTCTGGCGGGTTAATAAACATGCTGTGATGGTCGTCAATCGGGATGGACACGCCATCGGGGCAAGCCTCAATCTCGCCCGTGGATTGCTCAGAATAGATAACCTCGCCGTCATCGGGGGACATTTTCTTTGCCTCCTCGGCAGATTCGGCATAGGCCATAAAAAAGCCGCTGAATGGTACTTTATACAGACATTTCATTTTTCGTCAGCCTCCTCAAGTTGTTTTAGTGTAGCTGTTGCCAGTACGTCCTGCAGCCGGGGATGTCTGCCGCAGGATTTGCCCTCAGTGCAGAATTGGTATTTGGGATTGGTTTCACACTGCGGAACCATCATGCCCGCGATTTCAGGGGACAGGGGGGCAATTTCTTTCTTCATCAAATCAAACATATTGCGGATTTCTTGCTGTGCGCGGGAACAAAGCCGTAGGTGACTGGCCTCAATCAGCGCCCGCGCATTTGCAGAAATGTACAGCTCAGTGGGTGCGCCATTGGGCAGAACCGTCCGCGCGTCCTCCTTTGCCACGCCGTTCTCAATCAAGCGGTCATAGGCATCCCATGCGTAATCGTAAGCATCGGCAATGATGCCGTTCTGATCTTCATCGGTGGATGCGGGGAACACCGGCTCGGAGCGGCTTTCGTTGCAATACCGCTGACTGCGCACGGAAAAGCTGAAATGCCGATGCCGGGTCAACTGAGCGAGGCAGGCGCGGCTGATACCCTTAACATGGAACGTGAAATAGGCGTGCTCATATACACTTAGATGCCCAGTCTTAGCGCACCCCTTGGCGATTTTGAATTTGACAAAATCAGGCTCACCGTCATAGCACACACTCGCGGCCTGCTCAATGATGTGCATGGGGTTATATACGGTGTTGAAGTAGCAGGCCGTGCCGCACTGATATGGCATCGGGGAGGAATAGGCAATCAGTTCAACATTCATGGCTCGTGGGCTCCTTTTT